GGCTTGTCTTGTTCTTTGCGCACCAGAACCAGTCACAATTCAGCACCTCCTTCTTAGGGAAAGCCTTGAAACGACAGCCCAGTCTGGCGACCTCCTGCTCAATAGCCGCAGTGTCGTGGCGCGTGAGGGCCCGCGCGACATCCATCTGCCAGGCCGCAAACTCAGCCCGTTTGGTGGCACCGATGATAGAGTCAGTCACCCACTGCCCTGCCGCTATCTCGTCGAGATCATCCGGCGTGATCGAGAAAGCTTCAAGGTTTGCCGTACCAAGGTAGTGGGTGATGGCGGCATATGCGCAAGTGAGCTTTTCGCCGTCATCAGGACTGAGGGGCCCGGGGTCCCGGTTGAGGCGCGCCAACACACTCTCAGCGAACAAGGGAACGTCCTGCGCCATTTGGACCGGCACCAGTTGCAGGGCCCCATGTGGAAAAACAGGGAGATGGAGGAACGTGGGCTTCTCAGGAACCATCTCACCAATGCCGAAGTTGAAGCCAGGGCGCGTTGGCGCCTCACAGGTCGCGGGGTCTCCGAACACGGCCGTGCACCCTCCTACAACGCTCTTGGTCCTGAAGGTCCCGGTCATGAGTGCTGAGAGGGTGCCAGTGAGCTGCACGGCATCTGGGACGTCCTGAACCGCCCGCTGCGTCGCAAGCGTGATGGCAGAGTACAATGAAGCAGAATCACTAGCCCCGCTCGCATGGAGAGCGGCGAAACCCGTATTCAGCCGCGTGGTGCGAGCCATGATCTCAAGGGCAAAGGCGGCAAGGGTTTCGACGGTAGGGCCACGTAGGTGCAACCGCATCTCACGGAGCAGGTGCCCGCTGACCGGCACCAGCTCCCCAGTGCCGCGTGAGTCAATTCTTTTCTCGTGTTCCGTTCCAACCCATGAGAGTGTCACAAGATTCAGTTCATACCACGCAATTAGCGTACTCTTCTCCATGGCCTTGGCGAAACGTCGCGACAACAGCCGCTGATCACCAGACAATGCGGTGATGTGGTGAAACCTTGCGTGAAAGAAGCTCGACCCGTTGACGGCAAGCAAATCATCGCGTGAGAAGGTGGCGTCGCACATAGTTGCGTCAAGGAACGGAACGGTGTGTTGGTACCAATAGACATTCTCAGGGAACTCGTCAGAAAGGTCTGTTTCTGGCTCAGGTTCTGGTGACGCGGCCTCAGGCTCGGCTTCCGCGTCGGCATCAGCCTCTCCGGCTCTCTGCTCATCTTCCGCACGCATCTGCTCCTGGACCTTTCCGTTTTTGTCACGCCTCGCCTGGTGTTTAGGCCCAGGGACATGGCCCCTCTCCGCGCGATCTGCACGCCCCTGCTCAGTTCGTTGGTGGCCCTCATCTGGCGTTCGCGGGACGTGGCTCCCACTCGATTCACTGTCATCGCCGGTGGGCGCATCCTGGGCCAAGGATGGAGACTCGGGGTCCTTCTGATACTGAGGTCTGGCCCTGTCTTTCTCATGTGTGTGCTCCTTGGAGCGCGGACGGGTCGAGTTGCCATGCAACGCGTGAGCTCCGGCATTCGTCCTCAAGAAATCTCGCCATGCCTGGG